ACGACCCTGAGGGCGGTATTGATTGTGCTATCATTTTTGAGAAACTTAAAAAAGATGAACGAGTGGATTACCTCATATACAATAAAAAAATTTGGTCAAGAGCCAGACGCAAAGAAGGCAATAGGAAGTATACAGGTAGTAATCCTCACGTTAAGCATCTACATATTTCTATTAATGATACTCACCGCAGTGACACTAGCCCCTGGTTCTGGTGGCTAAATCAATCTAAAGTTGTGAATCAAATAAAGGCTAGATTAAAACCTATTCCTAAAAAGAAATATAATGTTGATAAATCCATTGTCGGCAATCTATTCAAAAAGAAATTACGTGTACATATGGTTTGCACTTGCAAGACCTGTCCTATCCATAAGAAAGGCAAATAATGAAAGCAGTTAAAAAACTAAAAAAGAAGTTTGCTAAACCAGAATTTAAGGCTGCCCTTAAGTCCTACCTTCGTGCTGTACTGGCATCGGCTGTGACTATGGGGATTGCTTTGGCTACTGACTTAGCCCCTGAGTATGCTGTTTTAATTGGCGGCCTCACTGCCCCAGCAGTTAAGTGGGCTGATAGAGCCGAGGCTGACTTCGGACGAAAGTTTGAAGAGGCTGCTGAGTAGTCCTTTAAACGTCCTATAAGGCGATTTAAGACCATAAGACCCCCAACCTAAGGTGATTACCTTGGGAAGGGGGTTCTTTTTCTTTTTGTCGGCGTGTCGGTTTGGTAAAAACTTTGACATCGTGTGTATAATTTATCTATAATAGATAATATATATAGGGGCGAAGCCCCTTATTATATATATAATATATTATAATATATACAACTAAATATTCCTAGCCCAAGTGTTGAGTACTCTCCTGTCCTCCGCTTAGGGCTAGGATATCTAACGACAGGAGAAGTAAATGATTCAATTACAGGGCTATGAACTGCCAGCCCATATATCTTATTCGGCATTCACCACATACCTGACTTGTGGGTATCAGTATTATCTAGGTCGACTGTTAAAACTACCCGAAGAGCCAAGCATCTGGTCTGCTGGTGGTAGAGCATTCCACGCAGCAACCGAGGAATGGGACCTAGCAAATGACTAATGCGTTATGGGCTAAAGCCTGGAGTGATGAGACCAAGGAACTTGATTTTACTAAGGCTAGAGTTGCTGGAAGAGCAACCATTGCTAACCCGAACAAGGAAGATGCTAACTGGTGGAATGAGAAGGGCCCACAGTGGGTCGATAACTACATCTCTTGGCGTAAGAGCAATACGAATTGGAAGATTTGGAAAACCCCTCAAGGGGCTAGAGCAATCGAAATAGAACTCAATCCTGTCATCGCAGACGTGCCTGTGAAGATGGTGATTGACCGTGTCTTTGAGGTTGATGGTGAACTTATTATCGTTGACCTTAAGACATCAGCGCGTAGACCAATATCTGACCTACAACTTGGCTTCTACAAAGTCGGGCTAGAGATGATGCTTGGTGTAAAAGTCAATCAAGGAAACTACTGGATGTCCAGAGACTCTGGGACAGGAGAGATGATTGACCTAAGTAGATATACCGTAGATATGCTCGAATATTTAGTGTCGGGCTTTGATAAGGCTCGCAAGGCTGGTATATTTCTTCCTAACCTATCCAGTTGTAGTTTCTGTGGACTCACAGAACACTGCACATTTACGAAAGAGAATAAATGAACAACGACGATTGGAAGATTCAAGTCTCCATCAAATCATCAGCATCTAAAGATGCAGATATGATTAACGTTCGCGCTAATACTGCTGACGAACTCAGTGTATTACTAGAGGGCGTATCTAATTACTCAACACAAATAGCAGCAACTGCTAAGATGGTTCAGGCAGCGTACACAACACTCCCTTTAGTGACGCCGCCTTCAATTCCCGCCACGCAGCCACCAGTCTCCTCCGTACCAGACCAGGCGCAGCAAGCAGGCCCTACTTGTATTCACGGACCTAGAGTGTGGAAGAGCGGTATAAGCAAAGCGTCAGGAAAACCATATGCATTTTGGTCTTGCTCACAACCAATGGGCGCTACACAATGCAGACCAGTTAGTTAATAACCTATAAGAATTGAGACCACTTGCTGTTCGGGGAAGGTGGTAAGTGGTTTCAACTTAAGACAGGAGCAAGATGAAAACATTAGCAAGGTCAGTTGGTAGAAGTGATATAGGCGGAGAGCCTTTGCCCTCTGTGTTTAAAGCATTTGAAACTAATAAGATTATATTTCGTAGGGCAGAAGTATCAATGATGGCGGGAACGCCAGGTGTAGGTAAGTCAACACTCGCCCTAGGTTTAGCACTTAAGATGAAAGTTCCATCCCTTTACATCTCAGCAGATACCAATGCACATACTATGGCTATGCGCCTAGCCTCAATGATTAGTGGTAAGAATCAAACTGACGTTGAGTATCTATTACAAAATGATTTAGGTTGGACTAGGGCTACCCTTGCTAAAGGTAGTCACATTGTGTGGTCATTTGAATCTAGCCCTAGCCTTGTCGATATTGATGAAGAGGTTCAGGCATTTGAAGAACTATGGGGTTGTCCTCCTGTGGCTATCTTTGTAGATAACCTGATGGATGTAGCCACCGACGGGGGCGAAGAGTTCGCCTCTATGAGGGCGATTATGAAGGAGTTGAAGTACCTTGCTAGAGCGACTAACGCTGCGATTATCGTACTACATCATACATCGGAGGCTGTGGAAGGCAAACCGTGTCAGCCAAGGTCTGCACTCCAAGGAAAGGTTGCTCAACTCCCAGCGCTTATCTGTACTCTCGGAGTTGTCGGAACTGCAATGGCTGTTGCGCCTGTCAAAAACCGCTACGGTAGGGCAGATGCAAATGCAAATCTTAACGCGTGGTTAGCATTTAACCCTGAATATATGTATATTGAAGACATCCCAGAGAACGCATAGGAGGAGAACATATGAAAATAAGATATGCAGGAACAGATAAACGAGTAAAGTTTTCAGACTACCTAGGTATCAGTATCTATGAATGGGACGAAGCAGATTATGGATTGACTATAACTCTGTTTGGTCGGGAGTTTAACTTCCTTATCTGGAGGGGAATTAAAAGTAAATAAATGAAACGATATACAGAAATACTACAATGTAAAAATTGCTATTATACTAGAGGTAATAGTGAGTGGTATATTAGTAAAGAAACTAATAACTTTTATTGTACTTATGATTGTTACTTATCTAAAGAAAAGAAAACAGACAATGGATGACGATTACTTAGAAATTCACGCCAAAGAGATGGCTCAGGCTGAATACTTAAGACATAATGCCAAGTGCATACAAAAGATTAATGATGCCAAACCGCAAGTCAAAGATGAATATACACAAGGTGTCCAGGATGGACTAGACTGGGCAATACGCATACTAGAAAAGGATAAAAGTGCTTACTAAATCATCAATTAACAAAAGACTAACTAATCGTTTATGGTTTACCGCAGGGTTTTCTTTTAATAGAATTGCTTTGGGTATTTCTTTGCACCGTAATTACCTTGATGTAGATTTAATCTTTATCTATATTGGATTTGAATTTTACTATGGCAAATCCTAATGGTCGCAAAGGTGCTCAGTTTGAAACCGATGTAATGAAATGGTTTAGGGCTATGGGTGCTGTATGCGAACGACTCACTAAGACTGGAGCCAAAGATGAGGGCGACCTTGTCGCTATTGTTGCTGGTAAGACATACATCTTAGAACTTAAGAACCGAAAGAAGATGGACCTACCTGCTTTCTGGGACGAGGCTCAGGTAGAAACAAAGAACTATACGAAGGCTCGTGGTCTTAAGACAGAACCACCTGCCTTTGTTATAGTTAAACGTCGCAACGCAGGCATAGAGAAGGCTTGGGTCATACAGGATTTGGAACAATGGCTAGACGAGAGGAAGTAAATGACCTACCTAGTATCGCGGAAGTACTCCGTCACTATGGAGCAAGTCTTCGAGCAACCAGCGGGCAAGTTAATCTCCGTTGCCCTTTCCACTCGGACACTCATCAGAGTGGTACAGCCAACCTCGGTAAAAATATCTTCATCTGTTTTGCCTGCGGAGTGCAGGGAAACAGTTTACAAATCATAGCCAGACAGGAGAATGTGAATATCAATGAAGCAAAGCGCATTGCAGAAGGAATTACTGGGACGAGCAGCGGACAAGTACGCGGCAAACATTTATCAGGCGGAAGATTACCTCAAAAGCAGAGGCATTCCAATGGAGACAGCACGGCTGGCTCGATTAGGCGTAGTCGTAGAGGCTGAAGTAGGACACGAAGCGTATCAAGGAAGGTTGAGTATCCCTTATGTTACTAAGACTGGCGTTGTGGATTTACGGTTCCGTTCGCTCAATCCTGCAGTGGAGCCGAAGTATATGGGACTCACTGGGGCTGATACTAAAATGTATAATGTTCTTGATATTGAGCGGGCAGGTGATTTTATTGGTGTATGTGAAGGCGAGTTGGATACTCTTACTATGTCTTCCTGTGTCGGTATTCCTTGTATTGGTGTTCCAGGGGCTAATAGTTGGAAGAAACATTACACGAGACTCCTTGCCGATTTCGAGCGAGTCTATGTCTTTGCTGACGGGGACCAGCCTGGAAAAGAATTTGCTACCAGCCTCGCC